GATTCAGGTTCTCACCCGGCATCAGGTGCGGGATCTTCACGCCGTTCAGGCGAATGTCCGCACCCTCGTGGTAATCCGCCAGGGTGCTCATGTATTGAGTGAGCTTATCGGTGCTCAGGTCGCCACCGATGATCTCCATAGCCGCTTCACTGCCCAGCTCGCTTTCAATCACCGCCGCGTACATGGCGTTAACAATGGCGTTCTGCAGCTTGGTCTGTTGCAGCTTGCTCAGCTGGGGCAGCTGTTCCATCACGCTCAGGAACTGGTTTTCGCCTCGGGTCTGGCCATCGCCACGGGGCTCGAACACATGCAGGAACTGCTGCCGGCCCCAGCGGGTTTCCCTGGGCACAAAGGTCCAGGCGTTGCCCATGCCATCGGACAGGCCGTAACCGGTGATGTCATGGTTGCGAACCCAGTAACCCACGGCCGCGCCGAAGCGGTCGACCTTCACCCCAGCCCGCAGGCTGTTGTTGTCCGGGCCATGGTTCGGGTTGCACACCCGGTGGTGGTTCACCAGCTTGATGGCCGTGTTGAACAGCGCACCGGGCCGGCCTGTGATCCACTCGGCGGAGGCCATCCCCTCGCCTGAGCTCGTGTGGATGGCCGTGATCTCCCGACACATCATAGTCAGTGTGCGCTTGCGCTCGGCATCCACGTAGCAGTTAATCGGATCTTCCGCGTATTCGGTGAAAGCGTCCTCCACTTCTTTTGCGAAGGCCCGGGCATCCTCTTCGCTCATACCCAGCGCCCGCCATTTCGGCTTGTAGCTGAGCCGGAACATGTGACCAACGATGTTATCCACGTGCAGTTGCACGCCGTTTTTGGCCAGGGCATGGTTGCGCACCAGGTCTTCAGCACGGGCGTTGCCCCGCTTCAAGTCTGGCAGCAGGGCCGCATCCGCCGTTTTGGCGCGCGGATTCCAGCGCTGCAGCTGGCCACCAAAGCCGGTACCGGTGCCGGTATAGCTCTCAGCCTTCCGGATCGGCTGGCCTGAACTATCTACAAAGCTGATTTCTGGAGTCTTCACAGAATGAACCTCGCAGGACCACGGCGACGGCCGGCGCCACCAAGCTGGCTTTCCAGGCTGGCGATGTAGGCCGCCAGGTCTTTCTTGCTGGCCTGGGAGAATTCAACGGTTTTGCCGTCCCGCTGAATGCGAACCACGGCCTGCCCGGTCAGCAGGTTGTGGTAGGCATTGCGGGCCTCCAGCAGCTGGGTTTCAAGACTCATCGCATTCTCCGGGCAATATCAGCCAGGCTTGCGCCTTCTGGCTTTGAATTCTGGGGTTTGGTTTCGCTTCGCTGTTTTGGCTTCTCCGGCACGGGCGCCGCGACTGAGGGCGCCAGCAGGTCTCCCTGCATCAGCTGCGCTTCGAGGGCATCCCACTGGTCCGGCTTGCGCACGTGAACCTTCACGGTTCGGGCGGCATGGAGTGAGTACACTTCGCAGTCCAGCCCCTCGTTGCGCACACCGGCTTTCGGCTGCCAGGTCTTCCGGCCGCCCCTCCTTCGATCCGGTGCTTTAATCTCAGCGGTGATCTGGTTGTAGTAGTCATCCCGCACGCCCTGGTACCAGTGCATCCGGCCCGGGCCGTTGCCGGTAAGCTTCAACCGGGCGTCGATCAGATCCTTGGCCTTCTCGGTACCAACCATGAACACCGGCAGGCCGTATCGGCTGGCCTTAGTGGTCTTGGCGTTAACGTCGATTTTCTTCGCCGGGGTGACAATCTCGCGGTTCAGGTTGTTGCTTTCACCCTTGATTGCCATCACCTTCACGCCACGGCCCCGCCGGCTGCGCACGTAGTGATAAACGGCATCGTTGGTCTGGCCATCGGAGGAGTCGATGCTCGCAGCCGACACCTGCAAGTTGAAGCCGAGCTCATGGCGAAAGGCGCCGAACAGGAATTTATCCAGCTCATCCCACACCGGATCTGCCTTGTCGCTGCAGCTGCCGGCGGCATAGATTTCGCCCCAGAACACCAGCCAGCTCTCTTCACCCCGGCCCCACGCTCGAACGATGATGGCCAGACGATCGTGCTGAACGTCGACACCAACCGTGAGCACCAGCCCGCCGGCCGGAACCGTCAGTTCCTGGTACTCTTCTGCCCGCTCACGCAGGGTGTCGGTGTCCGGCGCATCGGTCCGGTACTCGTAGGACAAGCCGAGGGTGTTGTTGACGAAGCCGATCATGTAGCTGTCATCACCCAGATTCAGGTGATGCTGTGCCTTGAGATACTTCTCAACCAGCAGCGGAAGCTTCGAACCAGGGAACGGGCTGTATAGCTCATTGATGTAGAAGCCGGCGGTACCGCGGAACGGCTTGTGGGCTTTCCAGTAGCCTTTTTTGACGTTCCGGTTTTTGTCGATATCCCGCCACAGCACGCCGCAGTGGGGGCAGCCATACCGGGCAGTATCCGGCTGGGATTTGCCAAGCACCTCATCTGCAACTGGTGCGTCTTCATTCCACACCACGTTGTCCCAGCTGAGCACATGCTCCTCACCGCACTCATGGCAAGGCACCATAAACATGCGCTGATCACTGGACGCGAAGGCCTCATCAACACGGGACAGGCCTTTAACCGTAGGCGTACCACCGAAGATGACCTTCCGATATTCGTAGGTCTTCGCTCGTTCCTCGAGCAGGTTGATGGAATCGCCCTGCCCGCTGACGCTGGTGTTACAGTCGTCTGGCTCTTCGACACAGACCACCGGCGCCGAAAGCGACTTCACATTGTCCGCAGCGTTCGAGGCGACCAACGCCAGAAACCCGCCCGGGAACTTCTTGAAGTCGTTCCGGTTGCCAGAGCTGCGAGAAGTCGAGACATCCACCAGGGCCCGCAGCACCGGTGTGACCTCGATCATCGGGTTGAACTTCTGATCCAAGTACTTCCGGATCGTCTTCTCTTTCGGAAACAGAAGCACGATCGGGCACGGATCGTTGTGAATCCGCCGGCCCAGATAGTTGTTCCAGGCACCATCAGTCCAGGCCACCTGGGAGGACTTCCGGCACACCAGCTTTTTCACCGCCGGATCATCGAGTGCATCCAGAATGCCAGGCACCCACGGCGTGAGATCCGTGGAGTACTTGCCAGACCAGGCACTACTCTCCTGGGCAATGTACCGGTGCTTGTTCGCCCAATCAGTTGAGCTGATCTTCTCCGGTGGCCGGAACTTCGCCATGGCCTGGGCCATCACCCGGTCCAGATTCGCGGCCAAGCGCTGCCAGCTGTCGGAGGACGGATCGAGAATGCTCATTCAGTAGCTCGATATCGAGATCGATGTCGTACAGCGTATCGATCTCAGTCTTGAGTTT